AAGATTATTTCTATAGTCTACTAGAAACTTATGGAGGTAAAATATCTTGCTGGGCTTGGAGTAAAAGATGGAAAGATAAAACAAAAGGTACAGGATATGCCTGATAAAATTAATCCAGCATATTATCAGGCAGGTAAATGTGAATGTGGCAGAACATTACAAACCTATGATTATGTAAAAGACTTACCTTATGCAGATGCAACTGCTATAAATATATAACACGACATAGGGTAAAAGATGGTGCAACTGATATTAGAAAAGCAATATGGTTCTTAAAGGCGATCTTGAAAGATGAATATAAAAATGATAGTAACATAGAATGAAATCAGAACAACCCAAAACCCTAATAGGTTTGGATAATATGACACGCAGTCCTGATGAAGAAGAGAAACTTAATATGGTATTTCTCGCAACTTTTAATACACCATCTGGTAAAGAAGTCTTAGCATCACTAAGAAAAATTACCATTGAAGCTGTAGCAGGTGGAGAAGTAACAGATAATACTCTTCGACATTTAGAGGGACAAAGATATTTGTTTGGTTTAATTCAACGAAGAATTAATAAAGGATTAAGTCAAACTATAGTAAAGGATAGGAAAAAATAATGGCAGAAGAACAAGTGAAAGAACAACCAAAAGAAGAACCAAAGGAAGAACCTAAAGTTGAACCAAAAGAAGAAACGAAAACAGAACCAACTGTTCAAGAAGCTACTAAAGTTATAGTAGAAAGACCTGAGTATATTCCTGAAAAATTTTGGAATAAAGATACTGGCGAACCTATTTTAGATGAACTAGGTAAGTCTTATAGTAATCTTGAAAAGTTTGTTGGTGGTAAAAAAGAAGAAATGAAGAAGACTGTTGCGGATGAATTAAAAATTCAAGCACAACAAAATAGACCTGAAGAAATAAATAAATATGAATTACCTAAACTTCCTGAGGGAATAACCGAAGATATAGTTAGAGCCAATCCGATTCACGACTGGTGGAGAACTTATTGTTGGAATAATTCTCAGAACCAAGAGCAATTTCAAGAGGGTGTCAATAAATATGTTGATATGTTTTTGGGTAGTCAACCTAATATGGATGATGAAAAAAAGAAGTTAGGAGAGAATGCTGATGCAAGAGTTAATGCAGTTAATAATTGGGCATCTACATTCTTTAGTCAAGAACAATATGATTCGATTGCTGGAAGTCTTGGCAAATCAGCCGATGGTATAGAAGCATTAGAAAAAATTATTGATGCTACTAAACAAAATGTTTCACGTGCAAATCAAGTTAGCCAACCTGAAAGACCATTAACATTAGCAGACGTAAAAGTATGATGAAAGATAAAAAATATTTCGATTCAAAGGATCGTGATCCAGCTTACGTCAAGAAAGTAGATGAGGCATTTCATAGACTTTATAGATCATAATGTTAATAGTCGAAAAGACTATACCCGATCATTGTTTTTCTTTAGCTCCCAATCTCAAGGCGATAGATCGGTATGAGATAGCAGTATTAGGGTATGATCCAATTCATGCCTTACTACTGCCATTTCGTTATGCAAGACCAAACACCTGTACTTATACAATTTTAACCAAACATACTAACGAAGTTGTTGCAATCTTTGGAGTTATACCTACAAAAACAAATCCTAAAGTTGGATATATTTGGTTCTTATCTTCAAATTTATTAGACAAATACTATCGTTATTTCCTAAGAGGAAACAAAAGATGGTTATCTTATATGGAAGAACACTATGAATATCTTTGTAATTATATCATAGCCGAACACACATTAAGCATTCGATGGTTAAAATGGCAGGGCTTTACTTTTTCAAAAGAAACACTTGTCAAAGGAGTAAAAATGTATTACTTCTATAAGAGATTGCATTGTGCAATCAAATTAGGTACGCAGCCCGTTTTGAGGGAAATCGGTCCATACTGGGCAACCGAATTAAGTCATCAAGGATAACTGTTTTTATTAACAATAACTGACAAGGAGAAAAGTTATGAGTACATCTATTTCAACTGCTTTTATCAAACAGTTCGAAGCGGAAGTTCATATGGCATATCAACGTATGGGTTCTAAACTTCGTAACACGGTAAGACAGTTAAATAATGTTACTGGTAGCCAAGCGAGATTCCAAAAAGTAGGAACTGGTACAGCTGTGTCTAAATCAAGACACGCACAGGTTCCAACTATGGATATATCGCATAGTACAGTTGATGTTACTTTAGCAGACTATTATGCGGCAGATTATGTCGACAGATTAGACGAACTAAAGACTAACATTGACGAAAGACAAGCACTTTCTCAGTCTGCTGCGGCAGCACTTGGAAGAAAAACAGACTCTCTAATCATAGATGTCTTAGACGCTGGAAGTAATTCGAACAACATAGTTCACGGTTCAGTAGGTTTAACACTTGCTAAATCTTTGACTGTTTACGAAGCTTTCGGCGGAGCAGATGTCCCTGATGATGGTGGTAGATACTTTGTAGTATCTCCTGCAGGATGGGCTGATCTATTACAATTAGATCAATTCTCTCGTGCAGAATACATCGGAGAAGCTGGGCTTCCTTACGCTGGCGGTATGACTGCAAAAAGATGGTTGTCTTTCACTTGGTTTGTACATTCAGGACTTTCTATTTCTTCAACTACTAGAGAATGCCACGCATTTCATAAAAGTGCGGTAGGTGTTGCTAATGGTTCGGAAATTAGAACAGAAATAAATTACATTCCAGAAAAAGTCAGTAATCTTATCACATCTTATATGTCAATGGGTGCAACAATAATTGACGCTAATGGTGCGATTAAGGTTCAAATAACAGAATAGGAGAAAATTAAAATGGCATTTGCAATAGCAGACTTAAAAAAAGTAGCTGGTGGGTCCGTTGGAATTTGGCACTATTCTTCAACTGACGCAATCAGTACTATAATTGGTACAGACTACTTTCTAGCTGCGACTAGCGAACTTAAAGTAAACGATATAATACTTTGTGTAGGTTCAACTGGCGGAACTAGAAGTGCAGACCTCGTGGTAGTATCCACGAATTCTGGAACTTCTGTAGCAACGATCAACGGTAGCATAGTAACATAAGACGTATAGGCGGGGTGCTTGCATTCCGCCTACACTTAAGATAAATAAATGAAATGGCTGATAGTAAATATGATATTTGTAGTAAAGCATTAGTTTTAGTAGGTGCTAATACTATTTCAAGCTTTACTGAAAATACCACAGAATCTAAAGTAGCCAATCAATTATACGAATCAACACTAGAAAATCTCTTAACAAGATGTAGATGGAGATTTGCAAGTAAACAAGCCGCATTAAGTAAGAAAACATCCGATCCAACAGCCAGATATAAATCAGCTTATTCATTACCAGCAGACGCATTTATTATGCACACCGTAACTGTAGGAGATGCTGTAATTAAATATGACCGTTACGGAGATGAAATCTTTACAAACACAACATCAACTGATACAGTAGTTGCTGATTACACTTTCCAACCAAGCGAAAGTGATTTTCCNCCATACTTCAAACAGACGCTAGTTTTCGAGCTAGCGTCTTTGTTTGCAGGAGCTATCGCAAGAAACGATCAACTATCAGAACTGTATCACAAACGAGCAATAGCACAGCAGGCGATTGCCAAAGCTATTGATGCACAGGCACAAACAACTAGAAGAGTAGATGTGGATCGATTTAGAAATGTTAGGAATGTAACTTCATTTAATAAGATCGATGCCAAATCTCCTTAATGAAATGCTATGGCTAGACAAAGAGTACATCAAGCAAGCTTTCTACGAGGGGAACTTGATCCTACTATCATATCTCGTGTCGATGTTGCGGCTTACGGACAAGGTTTAAAAAAAGCTAGAAACGTCATTCCTTTAAACCAAGGTGGAGTTGAAAGAAGAGGAGGAACTCTTTTTAGAGCAGACCTAGGAGGACCAACTCGTTTGGAAAGCTTTATCTTTAATTCTACTCAAGAATATATATTTGCTTTTCAAAATACCGTATTAAAAATCTATTCAACTGCAGGAGCATTATTGGCGGCAACTTTTACTTCTTGTCCTTGGCTTACATCAGAACTCTATGAATTAAATTTCACACAACAAGGAGATACAATGATTGTGGTTCACGAAAATATAGTACCACAAGTCATTACAAGAATAGGATCAACTTCTTTTACAAGAACTGCATTTGGATTTGAAACTAGCGTCAATGGAGAAAAGACTTATCAACCTTATTTTAAATTTGCTGACGATAGTATTACTTTAGATATTGATTCTACTACTAAAGGTACGACAGGTGTTACTTGTACTACCTCTAGTGCTTATTGGATTTCAGGTTATGTAGGTATGGTTATCCGATACCACGGAGCAGAATTAACAATTACAGGATATACTTCTTCAACTGTAGTAACTGCAACTTTAAATGATGATGTTGAAATAGAATTGGATGCTGATCCTTTTGCTACTCAACAAGGTTCAGGAGTTGTTAAAGTTACACAAGTAGGACACGGATTTTCTACAGGTGCATCAGTTACTATCTCAGGAGCTAATGATATTTTTGATGAGGATGGTAATGGTTTAGCAACTGCAAATATTAATGGAACTTTTAGTATTACAGTTTTAGATGACGATCATTGGGAATTTACCGCAGGTGGAAGTGATACTGCTCTTGAATCAGTAGATGGTGGTGGAGTAAGAGTTGTTATTGTAGGACACCCTCCTACTAGAAATTGGGATGAACAAGTATTTTCTTCAGTTAATGGTTATCCAAAAACTGCTACATTCCACGAACAAAGATTATATTTTGGTGGAGTAACTGCATTACCTGATGGTATACAAGGAAGTAAGATTACAGACTTTTATAATTTTGATGTAGGCGAAGCGGCAGATGCAGATTCAATACAAATACAAATTGCCTCAGATCAAATAAACGAAATAAGACATTTAGTATCAGGAAAACTATTACAGATTTTTTCAAGTACATCTGAGTTTTATTTAAAACCACAAATAGGAAAACCTATTACACCAACTGATATTCAAATTATTAGACAATCGACTTTAGGAAGTCAGTTAAAAGCGATGCCTAGAATATTTGATGGTGCAACTATCTATATTCAAAATAATGGTAAGACTGTAAGAGAATATTTTTATGGTGCAACAGCAGAAGAATTTACTTCTAACTCTATTAGCTTATTATCCAATCATTTAATTTCCAGTCCACAAGACTCAGCAAAGATTACATCAATGCCAAGTCGTACAGAACAATTTTATTTTCTTGTAAATGATGATGGAACAATGGGAATTTTTACTTCACAAAGAGCAGAAAAAATTGCAGGATGGATGTTATGGTCCACAGATGGAACTATAGAATCTGTTGCTTGTACGACCAGTAATATTTACATAAGTGTCAAGAGAACAATCAATAGCTCAGATGTTTATTACCTCGAACAATTTGCATCTACCGCTTTTGATCTGCCAACAGATATGACAGTTACTAAGACGATTTCTGCAACCTATCAACCTCACGGAACGCCTTTAGTAAACGGAACATTCAGTTCTACCACTACATTTATTGGAGATGGTTTTACGAATGCTCCAAGCCAAGGAGAAACATTCCAGTTTGCAGGAGCAGGTACGGTCTATACAATTCAAAGTGCTACTGCGACAGGTAATAGCGGAGAATATACTATTGTTCTTAATGCTAGTACCTCACAATCCGATGGTGTTGCATTACAATTTGTAACTTCAAAAGTCTTTTCAGGATTAAATAGTTTACCTGATATGAGATTAAAAACAGTTNATCTTACNTCAGGATCAGCCGAGGGAAGTNCAGTNTATTATTATGGATCAGGAACAGTTGATGCTANTGGTGTAGTTAGTATTACTACAGCTACTTCATCAGCCGATATTGGTTTGAATTATGATATTACACTAGATACTTTACCCATTGATGCTACAATTCAGAACGGACAATTAACAGGGTATCCTAGGAAAATTGCCAAAGCTGTTGTAGAACTATCTTCAACGTATAATATGAAAGTTAATACGAATGATGTAATTCTTACAGATGTAACTTTGAATACATCAGGCGGATTAACAAGTTTTACAGGAAAGAAAGAAGTGTATTTTTTAGGATATAATTTAGAACCCAATTTAGAAATTACTCAATCAGCACCATTACCTATGAGATTACTGGGCTTAACAACGGAGGTATATTACTAATGAACCCTGTTTATCTGACATATCTGGCAATCGCACAAATTGCTCTAACCGCTTATGGAACAATGGCGAGTGTCAATGCTCAAAAACAAGCTATGGCTTATCAGGTAATGCAGCATGAACTTCAACAAAACAATATAAGGATCAAGCAGATTCAGAAGCATTAAAAACTTTAATGGATGAGAATGATAGAAAGAAAAAATATCTTTCTCAAATCGATGAGAATAGAGCATTACTTTCAATTACAGGAACGACTGCGGATTCTGCATCTTATCGTGCATTCTTTAAAGCAGGTAAAGCAGTAGTTAAAAGTGATTTAGAAAAAATTAAATTAATGGGAACTGAAAGAAGACTAGCGGCTTTATACGGAGTACAGCAAGCTGGAATAGCAAGTCAAGGTGTAAGAGCAGGTGGTAA